CATCTTTTTTTATAATGTCTTTAGGTTTTATTCTTACATTACCTGCATTCATTCCTACTGTTGCAACATCAATTTCAATACGACTAGCTATATCTAGTGCTCTTCTTGTTCCTTTTTTAACTAAATTTGCAGCAGCATCTCCTACGCCCGGAATTAACCCTAAAATACTTGCTCCACCTAATGCTCCTACTAAGTACCAGTTAGGAGAATCTTTTTTTAATTCTTCTGCAATTTCATTAACAGCTATAGCATCTCCAATAATAGGAGTGGCTTCAGCTATAAATTGACCTACACTTTTAATTCGTTT